ACATGGCACACCCTTGAGCTTTTACGCTCTAAAACGCCATTAAACATAGATTTGTACATAAAGTTACTCTATGTTATCGGTTCGAAAGAACTGTTGATTATATGTTACCAAAAATATTTTAAATATAAGGAGGCTATTTTTAAATGGCAAAGAAGGAAAAGAAGATTTTAGAAAAGAAGAATTGGTCAAACACTTTTCAGCTTATTGGAGAAGCAAAGGTTAACGATTATACCTATAAGTTGAATGAGAAGTCTACGAGTTCCGATTGGGTTTATAACAGCTTGAATCTTGGAATTTTCTGTGGTGAAACCTGTGGAACTGTTTATGCAGTACTTATGGGTGGATATGGAGAGGAAAGAGATAATGTTGTTTACGTTCATGGTAAGGACGCAGACGGAAAGGATGATTTCGATAACAAGTTCACTATTGATTGGGATGATAGATTCGATGATTCTATTCTTGAAACTGTTGGTGATTTGTGTTTCTTAACTGTCGGTCTTGAGAAGGACAAGAATAATAAGGTTTATTATAAGAAGTTCCTTACCCCATACGATATGATTGCTTATATTAATGAGAATCTTGAAGATGGTATGGTTGTGAATGTAAAGGGTAATCTTAAGTATTCTACATATAACGATAATGTACAAGTTAAGAAGGAAATCAATAGCATCGTTCTTTCTAAGGTTGATGATAGTAGTAAGTATGCAGCTAGATTTACTCAGACTATGCTTCTCACTAAGGATAGCGTAGGAAAGGCAGATAAAGACACTGGTATCCTCCCGATTTATGCAAAGGTTCTTGATTATGTTAAGGAATACAAGGGCAAGGAAGTAAAGTGTAATATTCCTTATGATAAGACTTTTGAGTATGAACTTGATTTGTCCAATCCTGAGATTGTAAAGAAGGTTGTTGAAAAGGTATTCAAGGTACAGAAGGGAGTTACTGAAGCTACCTTTGAAGGTGATTTGATTGAAGGTGGATCAGTAATTACTGCGACAGAAGATGATATCCCAGATGATATCAAAGCTCTTATTGCCATCGGAGTATTTACCTTAGAAGAAGCACTTGCAAAGTGTACGGTAAGTTCAGGAAGAGAAAAGAGAATGGTAATTAGAAAGCCTCTCATTAAAATGGTAGAGGATAAGGAAGGTAATAAAACTCCTACTATTCAGAAGGTTGAAAAGAAGTACGAAGAAGAAGATTTGATTCTTGATTTTATGCTTGCTTCTGATGACGAAGTAGAAGAAGAGGAAACAGAGTCTGATGTTGAAGATGCTGATGATGAAGTAGTTTCCGGAGATGATAATGATTGGTTAAACAATCTGTAAAATTTTATAACGTAGCCCCTTAATTGGGGCTACACTAAGGAGAACAATGCCTAAATTTAAAAATATTTTAGGAGAAGAATTTGGTAAATTAAAAATTATAGAAATGCTCGATGACCATTATACTTCCGGCGGAAACAAAAAACACATGTGGAAAGCATCTTGTGATTGCGGTAGACACAATAATGTAATTGGTTCTACATCTGATTTTACAACTGGGAAATTATGGAGATGTACTTATTGTGTTAAAGAAGAGGCTTCTACTAGAATGTCTCGTAAAAATAAAAAGAATAATAGGTATTGTTTATTAGACAAATACGGAATCGGATATACCTTAAAAGGCGAAGAATTTTGGTTTGATTTAGAAGATTACGAAAAAATTAAAGATTATTGTTGGTATAAACATCATAAGTATTTTGTAGCAAAAATTGATGGCAAAGAGATTGGTTTACACAAACTTGTTATGGATGATTTTCTTAATGAATATGATATAGACCACATAAAAACGGAAAATAAATTCGATAATCGGAAATTAAACTTGAGGAAAGTAAGTAGAAGCGAAAACAATACAAACAAAGTTATTCAGAAAAATAGCACCTCTGGAGTTACTGGTGTAAGATTCCATAGCAGAGACAATATATGGGAAGCAAATATTAATATAAACAAAAAATACACATATTTAGGAAGGTCGGATAGTTTTTCTGTTGCATGTAAATTAAGAAAAGATGCAGAGGAGAAGTATTATAAAGAGCATTCTTATAACAACTCACAAAAATTGTATGAAGAAAGGATAAATAACAATGGCATACGGTAAGAAAAATGTAGTAAAAATTGATCCATTAGCTTATAACATCGGATTAATTGGAGAAAGCGGTATCGGCAAGACAACTATTATCAAAGAAATGTGTGAGAAGCTTACTGGTTCTAATGATGGTTACTTGTTTTTAGAATGTGGCAAGGAAGATGGTGCAGATGCAATCAATGGAATTAATTATATTAATTGTCCAGAATGGTCTGCTGATTACGATGAGTTTTCAAACTCTATCGGATTTGAAGATTTAGTAGACGACATCATTGATAATAAGACAACGGAATACCCATTATTAAGAACGGTAATTATTGACACATATGACCAGTTGATTGAAATTGCAAAACCAGAAGTAATTAGAATGCATAACAGAGAAAACCCAGAGAAGCCAGTTAAGTCCATTAAGGCAGCTTTTGGTGGGTATATGGCAGGTGAAGATAAGGCTACCGAAATTGTACTTGAGAAGCTTTGGAGTCTAAAGAAGGTTGGAGTTTCTTTTATTATTATTGGTCATGTTAAGCAACGTGAACAAGAAGATGTTTCTACCGGACAGAAGTGGACTTCTTTAACAACCAATATGTCTATGAGAGATTTCAATGCAATTAAGACCAAACTTCATTTCTTAGGTGTGGCTTCTATTGATAGAGAGATTGTTCAAGAGAAGACTGGTAAGAAGGACAACAAGGGCAAAGATGTTACAAAGGGTGTAATTGCAAAGGAAAGCAGAAAGATTACATTTAGAGATGATTCTTACTCTATTGATAGTAAAAGTAGATTCGCAGATATTGTTCCAGAGATTGAATTTACACCTGATGCTCTTATTAAGGCAATTACAGATGCAATCAAGAACGAACTTGATAAGAGTAATAGAGATGTAGAAGATGTTAAAAAGGAACAAGAAGCTGAAGAAGCTGAGAGATTAAAGGAAATTGCCAAGGCTGAAAAGGATAAAAAGGAAACCAAGAAGCTTGAAGATGTTGTAAGTAAGATTACGGATTATATTAAGGCAAACAAGTCCGATATGGATAAGATTAAGCCAATTATTGCGAAGGCAAAGGAACTTGGCTATGATAATCCGACTATGATTGATAACATCGAGGATGCTAAGAAAGTATTAGTATTGATTTAATAAAACGAAGGAGGAATTGAATTGAGAAGCAATAAAATGACGAGTATTGAAAAAGAGCAGTGGGATAAACTGTATCAATATGTAAAAAAAGAAATACTCTTATATGATGATTCTCAGTCAATTCCTTCTAGTCTTGTATTAAGACTAAAAGGGTTGACGAAAGGGAAGTATATAGAGAATAAGAGCATAGAGGATAAAGCCGATTACTCCTATGAAATCATATTATATACTTTCCAAATTTGCAAACCATCAATTATGAGTGCTTTGGCAAACAGAACTTTTGATAATGAATCCTATAAGTTTAACTATATATGCAAGATAGTTGAAAACAATATTAATGATGTTTATTCAAGAGTAAACAAAGCTAAAAAGACTGAGGAGAATATTAAATCTATGGACACAAGTAATTTATCTCATAGTGGCGGTTCATATCAAAAGAAGACAGAAGAATTAAAAAACAAGCGACTAAATGAATTGTGGTAAGGCGGTGAATGTTATAGCTACAGCAACAAAAACTACAAAAGGCAAAAAGTTAACAGCCTTCGAAGAAGAATTAATTGATGCTATTAAGAAGGTCAACGAGTACAAAGAAGGATGCGAAGCTAATATTGTAAGTATATTGTACAAGAATCCGGATGCTATATTTGAAACAAATCTTAGTTTAGATGAGTTCAATAATAACATTTGGAAAGTTTATTGGACGATAGCAAATGATATTGTAAAGATTGAAAAGAAAGGGTCTTTGGATGATATCACCGTTGGACTATATCTTGAAAAACACTCAAAGTTAAGAAATAAATATGAGGAATATGGTGGTTACGATACAATTATAAATGCTGGTGCATATGTTAAGACTGAAAATCTTTATGGATACATTCAAGAGCTTAGAAAATGGAATAGTGTAATAAAACTTGCAAAGCGTGGATGTCCGGTAAAAGACAGACTTAGTGATTATTGTGATATGACTGCTGAAGAAATTTACAATGAATGGGAAGCATTCATAAACGACATTTTTGTTAATGTGGACTGTGATGTAAAGAGCTACGATATTTCACATGGTATTTATGATTTAATTGAAAAACTCAATGAGGGTTTAGCTATAGGTTTACCATATAACAATATGGATATCATAACAAAAGAAACCGGTGGTCAATATCTTGGTTCTATTACATTGGTAGGTGGACTTAGCAACGTTGGTAAATCAACTTTTGCTCGTAACGCAACTATTCCAACTGCAATTAAAGAAAAAGAACGAGTTGTAGTTATGGTCAATGAGGATGGAATTGAAAAGTGGCAAAGAGAACTTATTATTTATGTTGCAAATAACATCATAAAAGAAGATGTTCAGAAACATATTTTGAGAGATGGTCATTATCAAGATAATACGAAAGCACTATTATATAAAGCTGCTGATTGGATAGTGGAACAAACACAAAATCATTTGATAACAGTAATTCCGTTTGAGAGATATAAGACTAAGACTGCGATTAAAACAATTAAGAAATATGCAAGCATGGGTGTAAAATATTTTATTCTTGACACATTTAAGATGGACGCAGGTGATGTAAGTGATAAATCATGGTTGGAAATGCAACAGAATATGGTAGAAATCAACGATGTTATTAAGCCTGAATCGAAGAATTTACATATTCTTATTACGTTCCAATTAGCAAAAGGTAGTGTTAAGCAGAGATATTACACACAAGATAATATTGGTATGTCTAAAAACATTATTGACCCAGCCTCTACTTGCATTATGATCCGTGATTTATATGATGACGAATATACGGGAGAGAAAAGAGAATTAAAAGTATATAGGCTTGAAGGCAAGAATGGTAAAACAAAGATACCAGTTAAACTAGATAAGGATGTACATTATCAGATTGCGTTTATTATTAAGAACCGAGAGGGTTCTGCCAATAGATACCAAGTAGTATTTTCTCATGACATGTCTAGAAATGTTATGAAAGAAGTTGGTATCACAAATGTTCCAGTAGATTTTTAAGGTGGTGAAAATATATGACCGTTCTTGAACTTAAAAAATACATTTTTCAAGAAGGTAAAATTGAATTTATTTTAAATGAGATTGGGTGCGGTCATATAGTGTACCACCCAACAAAAGAGTATTATAGTTGTTCTAATTGTAATGGCGATAATAAAGCTGCTATCAATATTAAGAATAACGAATATTTAAATTGCAAAAATTATACGAGAGAAAAAGAATTTGATGAGAATGCAGACTTACTCACATTAGTTCAGTATAACAAGAGCCTGGATGATAAGAATTTCTCATTCTTTGATACGGTCAAATATTTACATAAATTATTAGGAATACCTTTGACTATGAAGAAAAAAGAGGAGAAGAAGGAAGTGGTTGACCCTCTTTATATTTTTAAAAAGGTCAAAGGAAGAAAGAAAAAACAAAATGTACTTGACTTTCAAGTGTTAGATGAGTCTGAATTGCAAGACTTTGTTCCTCATGTGCATATAGACTTCTTCAGAGAAGGAATTATGCCTTGGAGTGTTAAGAAGTTTGGATTGGCATACAGTTATAAGTTCAAAAGAAATGTAATTCCATTAAGATATTGGCTTACAGGCGAACTTCTTGGTTTTAATATGAGAACATCTGTTGAAAATTATGAGATGTTTGATATTAAGAAATATTTTATAACACCAGGATATCCGAAACAGTTGAATTTATTTGGTCTTTGGGAGAATAAAGAATATATCGAGAAAAAAGGATATGTGACTGTCTATGAGGCGGAAAAATCCGTATTAAAAAGAGATAGTTTAAATGATAGTACTGGTGTTGCTGTTAGTGGACATGAGATATCAGATGAGCAAGTGAAGATTCTCATTGGATTGAACTGTGAAATTATCATTGCTTTTGATAAAGATATTGATATTGACCATATAAGACATTGCTGTGAGAAATTTTATGGAATTAGAAAAGTGTCCTATATATGGGACAAATATGATTTGTTAGGAGATAAAGATAGTCCAGCAGATGCGTCAAATAAGATATTTGAGTTTTTGATGGAATATAGGATTATATACGATTACGAAGAACATAAGAAATACGTTAAAAGTTTAGAGAAAGTAGGTGCTTAATGGGAAGAAAAACTGGTGAAGAGTTAGAAGAAATTAAGAGGAAGTATGGGGTTGACCGTTTATGGTCATGGAGTAGATTTAACTCATATCATAACAGTCAATATGAGTATTTTCTTAAATATATAGCGAACAAAAACGAAGACAGACAAGATTGTATTTATACAGTTACCGGCGGAATGGCTCATGAAATTATGGAAAATTTATATTTAGGTAAAAGTAAATATGAAGATATGGATGACGAATTTGAAGATGCGTGGATGACTGCCGGTATTGCAGAGCTTAAGTTTGATAGAAATGACTCTGAAAAGAATAAGAAGATTTCTGATAAGTATTATAAGAATTTAAAGCATTTCTTTAATAACCATATTATGATTCCACATAAGGTTGAAATTGAACGATTTATTAGTGTGCTGATTGGTAAAAATGTATTTCAAGGTTATATAGACGTTTGTTTTAAAGATGATGATGGATGCTTCAATATATTAGATTGGAAGACATCTAGTATATATAAGGTGATAAGGCATTAAATGAATGTGGTCAGTTAGTGGTGTATGCAATTGGTTTACATCAGATGGGTATTCCATACGAAAAGATTAAGATTTGTTGGAACTTCTTAAAGTATGTAAAAGTTGATTGCGAACAAGCAAATGGTAAATGGACTACTAGAGAAATCGACAGATGTGAGATTGGTAACAAACTTCAAACCAGTGCGAAGATGTGGCTGAAGAAGCTTGGGTATGAAGATAAGTTAATTGAGTATCTTGATATGTTAGAACAAACAAATGATATTAAATGTCTTCCAAATGATGTTCGAGAAAAGTATAAGTTCCATGATTGCATTGTTTGTGTTGATTTAACTAATGAACTTATTGAAAGATGGACTACGGAAATTATCAATACTATTGATGAAATTATTGAGAAGGAAGAAAAATATGAAGTCGAAAGAATGATTGATATTGAGAATGCTGAAAAAATCTTTTTTGACACACCAGAACAAGTGGAAAAACAGAGTTATTACTTTGCTACATTGTGTGCATATTCTCCGAATTTACATAAACCTTACAAATTATATTTAGACAAGCTTGCCGCACAAAAGGACGATGGTAGCTTTTTTGGTGGTGTTGGCTCTGACACAAAAGAGAAGAATGATAGTGGAGACGAAGATATGTCTTGGCTAAATAATCTATAAGAGGTGATAGATTGAGATATAACAATTATCATAAACACACATATTATTCCAACTTAAGAACACTTGATACTGTTACTTCACCAGAAGCATACATGCAAAGAGCTGTTGAATTAGGTCATACTACTTATTTTACTGGCGAACATGGGTTTCAAGGTAATTTATATGAAGCACAAACTCTATGCGAAAAGTATAATTTAAATCCAATTTACAGTGTGGAAGCATATTATGTTGATAATATTTCAGATAAAACAGACCGTAAATCATACCATATTGTATTAGTTGGAATGACTAAAAGAGCAAGATATGAAATCAATAAAATCATGTCTATTGCTAATACTGAAGGATTTTATTATAAACCTAGAATTGGATTAAAGGAATTATTATCTCTAACTCCTACTGATACTATTGTTACTACTGCCTGTGTAGCAGGTAGATTATCAACTGCTTTCCCTAGAAAAGATGAAAAGGGTAATGATATTATTGATACAACATGGTTGGATAACTTTTTGATTCCGGTAAAACAACACTTTGGTAAGAACTTTTATTTGGAAGTGCAGAGCCATAAAACTCCAATTCAAATGACATATAATAAGATGCTTTTGTTTATGCATGAGAAGTATGATATTCCATTGATCCATGCAAACGATAGTCATTACATATATGAATCGGATTCATATTATAGAGATTTGTTTTTGAAAGCAAAGGGTATTTTCTATGAAGAAGAAAGTGGATTCATATTGGATTATCCTGATTATGATACGATTTTGGACAGATATAGAAAACAAGGTATATTAACACCAGAACAAGCAAAAGAAGCTTTAGATAATACGCTGATATTTGATAACGCAGAACCAATATATACAGATAAAGAATTTAAGATTCCTAAAGTTCCCAATGAGTTCATCAAAGAAGAGTTAGGTGATGGCTTCTCAAATGAAGATAGTGACAAGGTGTTAAGAGAGATTATTTCTAGAGCATGGAAGGATAAGAAGAAAAAAACGAACCCTAAAAGAGTAAAAGAATATACTGATGCCATTTATTACGAAGTGGATATTGTAAAGAATTGTGGTATGGCTGATTACTTTGTTCTAGACCATATGATTATTAATAGAGCAGTCAATAAATATAATGCAGTATTAACACGTTCCGGTAGAGGATCTGCTGTATCATTCTTGATAAATAATCTTTTAGGACTTACAGAAGTCGATAGAATTAAAGCACCTACAAAGCTATATCCTACACGATTTATGAGTGCAGAACGTATTCTATCCAGTCGCAGCCTCCCGGATATCGACCTCAATTTTGCCAACGTAGAACCAGCAATTCAAGCTTCTAAAGATATTTTAGGAGAAGATGGAATCTATTATATGGTTGCATTTAAGCCATTGCAACGTTCTTCTGCTTTTAGATTGTGGTGTAAGGCTAGAGGATATGCAATTGACGAGTATGACGAAGTTGCAAAATTGTTAGGCGATAAGGATTATACTGATGAACAATTTAAGACAGATAATAAGAAATGGGCTATTGAATTAGAAAATAGCAAAGTGTTTAGAGGAGTAGTTGAATCAGTAGCACCATCTCCATGTTCATTCCTTCTTTCTAATAATCCTATTTCAGAGGAAGTAGGATTGATTAAAGTAGGGGACGTTATCTGCTGTGCTATGGATGGTTACAATTGCGACGTATATAAATATCTTAAGAACGACCTTCTTACAGTTAAAGTATACGATATTATTGATAAGACCTATAAGTTAATCGGTAGACCAATTGATGATATTGCTACATTAGTAAATAACTGTGACGATAAAGTATGGGATATCTATGAAAAAGGATTAACAACAACTATTAATCAAGCAGATTCAGACTTGGGTAAGCAGTTGATTATGAGATATAAACCTAAGTCCTTGGCAGAACTTTCTGCATGGGTAGCTGCGATTCGACCAGGATTTGCAAGTTTGTTAAATAATTTTCTTGATAGACTGCCATATTCTACAGGAGTAGGAGAACTAGATGAATTACTAACCGACTCTTTCCATTATCTTCTTTATCAAGAGTCTATAATGGCATACCTCGTATGGCTTGGTATTGAAGAAAAAGGCACATACGACATTATCAAGAAGATAGCAAAGAAAAAGTTTAAAGAAGAAGAATTACAAGAACTCAAATCTAAGCTCATTGAAGGTTGGATTAAGAATGTAGGGAAAGAAAAAGGATTTGAAGAAACATGGAAAGTGGTAGAGGATGCAGCACGTTATTCCTTTAACGCATCGCATGCTCTTAGTGTAGCCATAGACTCTTTATATGGAGCGTATTTAAAATCTCATTATCCATTAGAATATTTTACAGTAGTTCTTTCCTTGTACAGTGATGATATGGAACGTACTGCAAATTTGATTGGAGAGTTATCATACTTTGATATTAAATTAGAGTCTATAAAATTTGGGAAGTCTGGCTCTGATTATGCGATGGATAAAGAGAATAATACTATATACAAAGGTATCTCTTCTATTAAATATTGTAATACACAGATTGCAGATGAACTCTATGAATTATCGAAAAATAAGTATGGATCGTTTGTAGAATTGTTGAAAGACATTAAGACCAAAACATCTGTGAACTCAAGACAACTATCAATTTTGACAGGATTGAATTTCTTTAAGGAGTTTGGAGAAAACAAGTATCTTATCAATATAATAGATGTTTACGATAAGTTTTCTTCTTGCAAACAGATTAAAAAGGACAAGCTTGAAGAATTAGGTCTTACTGAATTTCTTATGAAGAAGTATTCTAATAAGGAAACAGCAGCTTTATATAAAGAAATAGATAATCTTGGTTTAATTTCTGAACTGGTCAAAAAGCTTGAAAACAAACCAATGGGAATTATCGAGCATGTAAAATTTGAAAAAGAATACCTTGAGTATATTACTTACACAAATCCAAAAGCGAATGGAGAATATTATATTATAACAGACTTTATTCAAGGAAAGGATGTGAGTAAGCCAAGATTTATTGCGAGAAACATTAAGACTGGTGAAGAGATACGTTCTAGAATAAAACAAGGTAAGATTTTCAAGGAATATCCATTTGGATTATATTCAGTATTGAGAATCAAAGAATTTAGCAAAGAATTCAAGCGCAAACTTATAAATGGCGAATGGACTGTAACAGACGAGATAGAGGATATATTGACCGATTATGAGGTGATAAAGTAATTGAAGAATAAAGATGAAAAAGAGGTATTGTTTAAAGGAAGAATTGTAAGGCAAACATATGATGGTGGAGATTATAAGATTTATGCGGTAGATGTTGACAAAGACATCTACCCAGAAATTAAATTTACCAAGTATGGAAACGCAACTATAACTGGCGAGATTCATGAATTAGGAGTTGGAATTGAATATGAAATTAAGGCTGTAGAGCAAAATACAAAATATGGTTACAGTTATAAAGTTCTTAATATAAGAAGGAACAAACCGCAAACAGCTTCTGATATGTATGTTTTCCTTCAAGAAATTCTCACATTGAATCAAGCTCAAACATTATACAAAGTTTATCCAGACATAGTTGATAGGGTAATGAACAATAATCTTGGCGATATAGACCTTAATAAGTTACACGGAATTAAGGAATATACTTTTAATATTATCAAAAACAAGATTGTTGAAAATTTCTGTTTAGCAGAGTTGGTAATGGAGTTTCAAGGATTACTAAGCCTCCCAATGCTTAAAAAGTTATACGAAAAATACACATCTATAACAATGATTAAAAAGAAACTAAGAGAAGATCCATATAAATGCCTATGTGGATTGGCTAGAGTAGGATTCATAACTGCCGATAGTATTTTATTAGAGCTTGAGAAAGTATCAAAAGAAAATGTTAAGAATGGGAAGTCTTCAATTATAGAGTTTGAAACTGAACTTAGAACAAGTAAACATAGATGTTTATCCTGCATGTTACATCTACTTGAGAAAAATGAAGAAGACGGACATACACTTATGTCCATCAATGACCTTAGAAATCAATGTATGAAGTTAGTTCCAGCTTGTTCGAATCATTTTGTTGAATGTATGAAACATGAAAGTATTTATTATGATAAAGAATCAATGATTGTTTCATTAAAAAGCACATATGAAATAGAGAAGTATATAGCAGAGAGAATAGTTGAAGGACTTGCCAATACGGATAACAGATGGGATTTCGATTATACCAAGTATCGTATTGTTAATGGATGCGAATTATCTGATGAACAATTAGAAATCGTAAAAAATATTTGTAGATATAATGTATGCATTTTGAACGGCGCAGGTGGAACAGGAAAATCATTTTCAACACAAGCAGTCATCAACATGCTGAAAGATAATAATAAATCATTCAGATTATTTTCTCCAACCGGCAAAGCTGCAAAAGTTTTATCTGATTATACAAAAGAACAAGCTACTACAATACATAGGGGGCTTGGGTATATGCCACCTGATACGTGGACATATAACGAAGAGCACAAATTGGATTGCGATGCTTTGCTGATTGATGAGTTCTCTATGGCAGACATCTTCTTATTTAAAAGAATATTGGATGCAGTTGATTTCAAAAGAACAAAATTACTTTTAATAGGCGATAATGCACAGTTGCCTTCTGTATCATGTGGAAACCTATTACATGATTTTATGGAATCTAACATTATGCCAACAGTAACGCTTACAAAAGTATTTCGTTATGGTGAAGGTGGATTAATGAAGGTTGCTACGGATGTTCGTTTTTGCAAAGAATATTTGCATGGAGTGCATAATCAATTTACATGGTTTGGGGCAAATAAAGATTATGCGTTTGTAAACATTGGTAGCGATATAATGGTGAAAAACGCAGTAGGATTGTATAGTAAGTTACTTAGCCAAGGTTATAAAGCTGAAGATATTCAAGTGCTAACTGCTTACAAAAAAGGTGATGTCGGAACTTTATTTATAAACAATGCAATACAGAAAGTAGCAAATCCTAATTATGGAAGTTCTGAGTGTATGAAAGTTGGAGATGCTGTTTATTATAAAGGTGATTTGGTAATCCAAAACGTGAACAATTATCATGCGCAGTTATTTATAGGCGAAGATTTCTTTGATTATAGCGATGATGATTTAAAAGAAACTTTCATAGCAAACGGAGAAACAGGTATTGTAAAGGATGTTTTTCAGAACTACCTACTGATTGATTTTGATGGTGTGACAGTGAAATATTATAGGAACGATATGCAGATGGTTGGACTAGGATATTGTATTACAATCCATAAATCCCAGGGCAGTTCTATTAAAGTAGTAATTTTGCTAACTCCACAGAGTCATACATATATGTTGA